AATATTAGAACGGGGGCGAGCTAAGCTCCGGCGTAGCTAAGGCTGCTGCGTAGCGTAGTGGTTTGCCCACCTCCGTGTTCGTACTGCCGCGCGTGTTGCAAATTGATGCCCTTAAGGCCTCCGATCATCGTCTCCGGGGGTTTTGAGGAGAGAGAAACTTACTTTTTCAGCGCACTCCCACGCGCCTATTTAGAAGTAATTGAGGGGTATTTTGGGAATTTCACACAAATGAGTACCCATCTAGGTACCGATATATCGGTACTCACTTCTTGGTCAATAAAGTCAATTGGGGACAATTTACCATGGGTTAAATGATTTAACCCATGGATTTTTTACCGACGTAAAATCTGAATTTTACTGCCTTATTGATTTTCATATTTTTCTACACTTTTTTTATTCATTTTATTCTTAACTCCGTCACCTCATTTCTTCTTTTTTTCTTCTTCTTCCTTTGCTCTCAGAGAGATGGCTGCTGCGCAGCCTAGGATTGAGATAAGTATGTAGCAGGTAGTTTTACATTTTTTTTATTTTTGTTTATTTTCATTTTCTTTCTTTTTCTTTTTCTTTAGTCCTAATTATTGCATTCACAATAATTCGTAACAACCCACTGGCCATAAGACACACCCCAATGTCACATCCAAAACCTTATCAACAAACAATGGACCACATTATCACACAGCCCATAAACCACCACTGATCATCCTTTAAATACAGACATGAATGTAAAACAGACTACACAAGATGACTATCACTTACAAGAATGGCAAGGGTGTAACCTTCACCATTAACGTACGACTTAGTCCAAACCTGAAGGTTCATTTAAGCATGTTATGCACAAATGAACCAGTAATGTCTAGGTACACATACACCCTACCATATGAACATGAAGACATCATCCCACCATTTGATATAAATGGCACAGAGGAGGCAGTGAAGGAAACACTAAGAATCATGACTGAAGATGTATACTTCAAGGACATCACCAAGGAAGAAGTACTTGACAGCATAGATACAATGATGATTGAACGGTTTCATTTCATAGAACTAGATACTAAGGGTGTTACCAGTGTTAGATCTAGATGTACACTTTAAATGTATTCGTATTTTATTGTATTGTATTGTATACTTCATATAAATAAATTTATACGTACTTCATATTTTATTATTTTTTATTTTTCGTATGGCGCAATTATTTATTTCTAATGGACATTCCCATATGGATAGGCCCAACAAAGACCCAGATTATTAGGCCCAACAAGTTGGACCGTTAGCCCAACTACTGAGTCCAGTTGACCCAGTCAACTTCTTCTACGTCATCATGGGGCCCACTTTCTGCAAAAAAATCCGCTCGCCCCCGGT